GCAGCAGTCGAGCGCGCTGGACACCATCCTCGCAAAGCTCAACGGCATCGCCGCCTGGGCCAACGAGCACCCCGAGCTGGCCAGCTGGCTGGCCATGGGCGCCGCGGCAGTGGCTGCCGGCGGACTGGTCATCGGCGGCGCGGCAACCGCGATCGGCGCGATCGTGACATCAGTCGGCGCGCTGACAAGTGCGCTCACCACGCTTGGCGCGTTCCTTATCGCCAACCCGGTGGTCCTCCCCATTCTAGGATTGGCTGCCGTTGGCGTGGCTGCGTTCAAGTTTGGCGAGTTTCTCAACGAGCAGATCAACCTCGCCGTCAAGGCCGTCACCGGCGACAAGTTCGCCACCCTGGGCACGGCGATCTACGACATGGTGCAGTGGTTCAAGGCGCTGCCTGGGCGCATCAAGGCGGCGCTCGGCAACTTCATGGCCGACATGAAAAAGGTGGGCGTGCAGATCATCGACGGCCTGATCGCCGGCATGAAGGAGCGCGCCCGCGCCTTTGTCGACAGCGTGAAGCAGACCGGCAAGGACGCCTATGACGGCATCAAGGACTTTTTCGGCATCAAGTCTCCGTCGCGCCTGATGGCCGAGGTGGGCGAGAACATCGGCCTCGGCATGGCCCAGGGCATCGAGGCCAGCATCCCAACCGTGCAGGCCGCCGCCGAGCAGCTGGCCGAGGTGATCCCGGTGACCGTGGCGAACCAGCCGCGCAATGCCGACGGCAGCTTCAAGAGCCGCGCCGACGCAGCGGCGCAGGGCACCGGCATCCTGGGCGGCCTCAACGAATACGCCGCGGGCATCCAGAGCCTGATGAACAAGACCAAGGACGTGGTGGTCAACGCCTTCAAGGGCATGGAAGACGCGCTTACCGAGTTCGTCGTCAGCGGCAAGCTTGACTTCAAGAGCCTTGTCGACAGCATGCTGGCCGACATCGCCCGCATCGCCATCCAGCAGAGCATCACCAGCCCGATGGCCGGATTCTTCGCCAGCATCTTCGGCAGCGCCAAGGGCAACGCCTTCGCCAACGCTCCGGCCCTGTCGGCCTACAGCGGGCAGATCGTCAGCAAGCCGACGCTGTTCCCCTTCGCCACCGGCGGCGTGCCCAACCTGGGCCTGATGGGCGAGGCCGGGCCTGAGGTGATCCTGCCGCTGCGCCGCGGCGCCGGCGGCGTGATGGGCGTGGAAGCCGCGGGCAACGTGCAGGTGAACGTGATCAACAACGCCAGCGGCACGCAGGCCACGGCCACCGAGCGCATGGAAGGCGGCACCCGCATCATCGACGTGATGGTGGAGCAGGTGAGCGCCAGCCTGGCCGGCCGCGTGACGCGCGGCGGCAACCCGCTCTCGACCGCGCTCGAGCGCACCTACGGACTCAACCGCGCACCCGGAGCATTCTGACATGGCAACCTGGCCCAGCAACCTGCCAAGCCCGATCAAGGCGAGCTACGCGATCAACATGCAGGACCAGTGCGTGCGCACCGACTTCGAGGCCGGAAACCCGCGCGTTCGCCGCCGCACCGCTGCCCGCATCGACCTGATCGACGTGAGCTGGACCTTCACCGACGCCGAGCTGGCCGAGTTCCGCGCCTGGTACGAGGACAGCAGCACCGGCATCAGCGGCGGCGCCGGGTGGTTCCAGATCGACCTTGCCGTCGGCGACACCGGCATCAACACGGTGGACGCGCGCTTCACCCGCACCTTCGTCGCCCGCATGCAGCCCGGCCTGAACTGGACCGTGGAATCACAGCTCGAGACGCGCGGCACCGGATCGCTGCCAACTTGACATGCCAGACAGCACCCTCTCCCAAGCCATCCAGGAAGCCTACGCCAGCGCGCCGTCGGCGGACATCATCTACCACACGCTGGAGATCAACCACCCGGACTTCACGGTGCCGATCCGGGTGGTGCGCGACAGCACCGACCTGGACGCCACGCTGGAAGCCACCGCGCCGACCGACCCCAGCACCGAGGTCACCTTCACCGGCTACAGCTTCGACGTGGTGCCGCCGGACGTGCAAAGCGAGGGCATGCCGACCTGCGTGATCGAGATCGACAACGTGAGCCGAGAGATCCTGGCGCAGATCGAGGCGACGATGGGCAGCACCGACATGATCACGGTGATATACCGGCAGTTTCTCGCCAGCAACCTGGCCGCGCCCGAGAACGACCCGCCGCTCACGCTCACGGTACTGTCGATCAGCGCGGACGTGTTCCGCATCCGCGCCACCTGCGGCTTCGGCGACCTGGTGAACAAGCGCTTCCCCTCGGTGAACTACACGGCGATGGCATTCCCAGGCCTGGTGGCGACGTGATCGTGACGCACTGGATCTCCGAATACATCGGCGAGCCTTGGGTCGCCGGAGAAAACGACTGCTGGGCATTCTTCCGCCGGGTGCAGCGCATCCGCTTCGGCGTCGAGGTGCCGGCGGTGGACGTGGACGCGATGAGCGTGCGCGCCTGCGCCAACGCGCTGGAAGGCCACGAGGAGCGCATCCGCTGGCAGCCCGTTGAAAACCCGCTCGAGGGCGACGCCGTGCTGATGGGGCGCGGCAAGCATCCCATCCACATCGGCCTGTGGGCCGCTGGCGGCGTGCTGCACTGCGTCGAAGGCGCGGGCGTAGTGTTCCAATCCGTCGCCAGCCTGAAGATGGCCGGCTGGCGCAACCTCACCTATTACCGGCACGTCTGATGCAAGCCACCGTCTCGATCATCCACGACCCGTTCCACCCCGCCCGCGGCCGCGAGCTGCGCGCGGTGCTGTCGCCGGTCAGCCTGGGCGAGCTGGCTCCAGCCACGTCGCGGCCGTTCATCTGCCTGCGCAACGGCGAGCCGGTGCTGCGCCGCGAGTGGACGCAGCAGGTGCAGGACGCGGACGTGATCGCCTTCGTCACGCTGCCGCAGGGCGGCGGCGGCGGGTCGAACCCGATGCGGCTGCTGCTGATGATCGCGGTGGTGGCGCTGCAGCCTTGGGCTGTGGGCGCGGTGAGTTCGGCGTTCAACGTGGCGCTGTCGAGCACGGCCGCCAGCCTCGTCGGCGCAGGCTTCGTCGCCGGCGGCATGATGCTGGTCAACGCACTGATACCGCCGCCAAAGCCGCCATCGTTCGCCAGCGCGGCATCGCTCGCGGCGCCTTCGCCAACCTACAGTTTGCAGGCGCAGGGCAACTACGCGCGGCTCGACGCCGCCATCCCGGTGCAGTATGGCCGGGTGAAGGCGTATCCGGATTTTGCGAGCCAGCCGTATGCCGAATACTCCGGCAACGAGCAATACCTGTATCAGCTTCTGGTCGTCGGCCAGGGCGAATACGAGATCGAATCGATCAACATCGAGGACACGCCGATCACGTCCTTCGACGAGATCACCACCGAGATCATCCCGCCCGGCGGCACGCTGACGCTGTTCCCGTCCAACGTCGCCACCAGCGTGGAGGTCAGCGGGCAGGAGCTTCCCGGCATCGAGGCCGCCACCTATGCGCGCACGCTGACGGCGGTGACGGTGACCGAGACGGCGCACGGCCGCACGGCCGGGCAGTGGGTCTATTTCGACGCCACCAGCGGCGGCGCCGCGGACGGCGCGTACCAGATCGCCACGGTGCCGACGGCGGACACCTGGACTTTCACCCACGCCGACAGCGGCACGGTGGCGGCCGGTTCCACCTGCAACATCCACAGCTACCTGGGGCCGTTCGTCGCCAACGCCGCGACCACCGACGCCAACTACCTGGGCATCGACATCATCCTGCCGCGCGGCCTGTACTACTTCAACAGCGGAACCGGCGCCACCGAGAGCGATTCCGCGAGCTTCGTGGTCGAGGCGCAGGAGATCGACGACAGCGGCAGCGCCGTTGGGTCGTGGACGCAGCTGGCCGCCACAGATCTGACCGCAGCCACCACCACGCCGCAGCGCTACTCGTATCGCTATGGCGTCACTGCAGGCCGCTACCAGGTGCGCGCGCGCCGCACCGACGCCAAGCAGACCGACAGCGCCTACGGCAACGACGTGCTGTGGGGCGGGCTGCGCGCCTACCTGCCGGACAGCACCGACTTTGGCAACGTGACCATGATCGCGATGATCATGAAGGCGACGAACAATCTGAGCCTGCAGGCCAGCCGCAAGATCAACGTAGTCGCCACGCGCAAGCTGCTGACCTGGCATCCGGTGGACGGCTGGAGCGCCAGCGCAACGGCTTCGCAGTCGATTGCCTGGGCCTTGGCCGACGCGCTGACAAACGACATCTACGGCGGCCGCCTGCCGGACAGCCGCGTGGATCTGCAAGCGCTGTACGACCTGGACGCGATCTGGACGGCGCGCGGCGACAGCTTTAACGGCCGCTTCGACAACAGCCTGACGCTGTGGGAGGCGGTCACCCAGATCGCGCAGGCCGGGCGCGCCAAGCCGTTCATCCAGGGCGGGATCGTGCGCGTCGCCCGCGACGAGGCGGCCGAGTTCCCGGTGGCGCTCTACAGCATGCGCAACATCGCCAAGGGATCGTTCGGGGTGGAATACATCCTCCCCAGTGAGACGACCGCCGACGCGGTCGAGGCGACCTACGTGGATAACAGCACATGGACGCCGCAGACGGTCACCGCCTACCTATCCGGCAGCAGCGCCGCACTTCCGGCCAAGGTCACGCTGTTCGGCGTGACGAGCCGCGACCAGGCGTACCGCGAGGCGATGTACCAGGCGGCGGCCAACCGCTACCGGCGCAAGCTCATCAAGTTTTCCACCGAGATGGAAGGCTTCATCCCGGCCTTCGGCGACCTCATCGCCATTCAGCACGACATGCCGGCGTGGGGGCAGTTCGCCGAGGTGACTGCGGTGCAATCGGTGACGAACTGGTGCCGGTACTCCGAAGCGTTCGACGACATTGCGTGGACCAAGGGCAGCACCACTATCAGCGCCGACGCCGCCACGGCGCCGGACGGCACCACCACGGCCGACCAGATCGCCGGGGTGACGCAGGACCGCCCGCAGATGCCGATCAACGGCCTGACCATCGGCGCCAGCTACACCGCAAGCGTCTACGCCAAGGCCGGCACCGCCACCTGGATGCGGCTGCGGTTCAACCAGCTGGCGGCATGGTTCAACCTGGCGACCGGAGAAGTCGGCACGTTCTTCACCGTGCAGGCCGGCATCGAGGACGCAGGCGACGGCTGGTATCGCTGCTGGGTGCAGGACGTGGCCACGAACGAAAACGAAACCATCGAGATGTCGCCGGTGACGGCAAACGCGAACTCGAACGCGACCGGAAACATGTACTTCTGGGGCGCGCAGGTCAACGATGGCGCTGCGCTGCTGCCCTACGTCCAGACTTCCGCCGACGTGCGTACCGCCGACGTGCTGACGATGTCCGAGCCGTTCACCTGGGACACCACCGGCGCGCTCACCCACTACGTCGGCCTGCGCGCCAAGGATGGCAGCGTCGAGGGGCCGTATGCCGTGACCTGGGCTGGCGCAAATGCTGTGGCGGTGCCTGGCGGGCTGCCTGCGCTGCCATACACCGGCAGCGACTACGAGCGCACCCACGCGACATTCGGCTGGGCCGAGACCTGGCGGCAGGAGGCGCGAGTCATCGCGGTGCGTCCGCGCGGGTTGTACCAGGTGGAGATCGAGGCGATTAACGAAGATCCGAGCGTCCACACCGCCGAGGATGGCGTCACAGCGCCGCCGGTCAACTCCAGCCAGCTGCCCACGCTTTACACCGCGCCGGTGGTCGCCGGGCTGGTGGTGGTGAGCCTGCCGAGCGACCCCAGCATCATGCTGATGAGCTGGCAGCAGGCGGCAGGCGCCGACTACTACATCATCGAACAGTCGCAGGACGGCACCGACTGGACCCGCGTTGCCGAGACGCGCGCGGCGAACTACACCGGGAAAGCGCTCTACGGCAGCGCCACCATCGTGCGCGTGGCTGCCGTGGGACTTACCCGCGGGCCGTGGGTGACGGTGTTCTATGGCGACTCTGCGGATTACATGTGGACCACGGATGCCGCGGCGATGTGGGACGTGGACGATAGCGAATTGATGTGGAGATATTGAGATGACTGCACTGCCAGCCGCAACCGACTTTACAGACGCCAGCACCACGGAAGGCGAGTTCAAGACAGCCATCACGGACCTGCGCGCATTCCTGGCCGGAGTGCTGGGCACCGACGGCACCATCAGCACCGCGCAAAGCACGCTGAAGACGCTGTGCAGCGCGGCCAACGCCCGCAGCGCCGGCAGCTACACCATCGTGGCCGCCGACCGGGGCAAGATGATTCACGTCACCGGGTCGGGCGCCAGCGCGTTCACCTTGCCGGTGACAAGCACCACCGACTTCGGCATCGGCTGGGCATGCGCGATCCGAAACGACTGCAGCAGCGGCGACATCACGCTCACCCGCAGCAGCACCGATACCATAGACGGCGCAACATCCGTCACCCTGGCGCCTGGTCAGTCCACCATTTTGGGCATCACGGCGGCAGGCAAGTGGGTAACCATCGGCAAGGGCACCGCAGCTGCCACCGAGACGGCATCCGGCATCGTCGAGCTTGCAACGACGGCAGAAGCCGTGGCCGGTACCGACACCAACAGAGCTGTTACGCCTGCTGGCGTTCAGGCAGCAAAACAACTCAGCGCCCACACAGCGACGACATCCACAACGGGCACCAGCGTCATGTCGTTGTCCGGAATACCATCATGGGTTTCGCGCGTGACCATGGCATGGTCCGGTCTAAGCATCAGTTCAAGCGGAACAATCTATGCAGAACTGGGAGACGCAGGCGGTTTTGAAACAGGCGGCCCGACCATCGATTCGACTCCATTGTTGAATGACCCAATGGGCGGCATTGCGACATTTGTGAAGACCACCGGCAACACCTGGGCATATCAGTCATCGACGAATAATCTATCGCTCGGTAGCGGCTACAAAACGCTTAGCGAAACGCTCACGCAAGTCAGGCTTCGCGTCTCGAGCGGATCATTCGACGCTGGCACTCTCACGGTCTACTGGGAATGAGCACGCTGCCCAAGATCCACGGCGGCCGCACCTTCGCCCGCGCCGAGCGCAAGCGGCTGGTCGCCAAGCTGGCCGACGAGGACCAGGCCAAGGCCGCGGCCAAGGCCGA